AGAGCATGTAGAAACTATTGCGGGGATGTTTGGTGATTGGATTATTAGGATTCCATCCCTATCAAAAGATGGCATACATCCCACTGGTAACGGTTATAAGAAAATTGGAGAAATCGCAAAATGAAGAAGTTTATTCTAGCACTCGCTCTCGCATCAACACCAGCATTGGCTGTTGATCGTGTTGCACAATATGACTTTGATCAAGACGGCAAAGTCTCATTCGAAGATGTCAATCGTTTCTGCACAGTTACAAAGGCACTCTTTGATCGCGCTGATAAGAACAATGATGGCTTCTTGACAAATGCAGAAATGCGTACAGCAAAAGAATATCTCTTTTCACGCTGCATGGAAATGTCAAAGGACGCATAATATGAATTGGGTCAATGTAATTAAAGAAGGTCTACCAGAATACGCAAAAGATACAAAGTTGAATCTTGATGCGGTTCTCCTTCGCAGTTCTCTTGATCCATTGGTAGCACAGGGATGTGCGCTTGCCGCTGCCTTCGCAACTGGCAATGGCAGATTGTCAACAGCAATCGACGCAGAAATCGACGACCGCAAGGAAGCCGATGCTGCGTTGACTGCTGCGACACTCATGGCTTCCACAAATGTTTGGTATTCATATACCAAAATGGTAAATGATTCATCAATGACTGGACTTGGCGCAGGATTGCGCATGAACGCAATTGCTAGTCATGGTGGAACTTCGAAGATCAACTTCGAAGCCTATGCACTTGCTGCTTCTATCATTGGCAAGTGTCATGACTGTGTTGTTTCTCACTACAACACACTCAAAAAAGAAGGAATGACTGTTGAGCAACTCCGCGACATTGGTCGCATTGCAGCAGTCATCAACTCAGTTGCGAAAGTTTTGAACGGCTAAATAGAATTAATGGTTGTAAACTGACAATTAAAGGTGTTCTGGACTCGGGTTCGACCCCCGACATCTCCACCACTACGGGGATGAATTTGGCTTCGACAGGGCAAGTAATAACCTGACAGCAACCAGTGAGGCGACTGACTTAATCAGCGCAAACAAAGTAAACGCAAACGATGATGTTTACGATCTGCCTCTCGCTGCTTAATTGTAGTAAAGAGTAACAGAGTTGACCGCTTGGTAACAGAAAGGTCTAGAAGTGGCGGTTCGCCGCCACTTTCTTTTATGTCTAGTGAGTGAATTATGAACGTATCAATATATCAATCATATTATCAAAGCGATCAATCAATTCTTTTGGATCCGCTATTCATTCCTTTCAATAATACAGTAAATGCTACGCCACAACTGCGCGAGTATCCTCTACATTTAAAATTGTATGACACGCATAGAGAGGATACAAACCACCATTGGGGTCTTGTTAGTTGGAAATGGAAAGAAAAACTTGGTGGTGCAACTGGAAACTTTTTCTTAAATTGGATTCATTCAAATCCAGGTTACGATCTTTATTTTGTTGATCCGCACATCGTAGATGCCGCGATGTTTAAAAATACTTTCATCAACGGTGATCTCTCGCATCCAGGGTTACTTAAATTTTCTCAGGAATTGATCAATAAACTTGACATCAAAATTGATTTACTTAATGATGGGTTTCATCCCTCTATATTTTCCACTTGTACTTTTTGGATTGGGAACGTACACTTTTGGAATCGTTGGTTTGAGTTTTGGAAAAAAACTCTTTCAATTATTGAACAAGACAAAAAGTTACATACATTTATGTATGGATTTGGAAAAAGAACTCATCTCGGTCAACCTGTAATTCATTACCCCTTTATCCATGAAAGAATGATTTCAATTTTTCTTGCGCAAGAAAAGAAACTTAAATGGATTCAATATCCCTTTGATTCAGATTTTTTTCATTATAAAATGACAAAAGAATATGGCGACGAAAAGGGAGCATTTGCTTATTATCGTTCAATGTACCTAATTCATAAAAAGATGTTACATTGCGGTTCAAATTTGATCAGTAAAATGTCTGAGAATGAGTTTGGTCATGATTCAATAACGAGATTCCCAGAAAGATACAAAAAGAAATAAATAAAATCGCATCACTATTCATTTTGGAGGATGTATGAACGTATTGATTACTGGAGTTGCTGGTTTACTTGGCTCGCGTTTGGCTGACTGGATTATTGAAAATAAACCAGGAGTCAACGTTATTGGTATTGATGATTTGAGTGGTGGGTATGTTGAAAATATTCATCCAAAAGTTACCCTAGCAAAACTCAATCTTGCAGATCACAACTTCAGTCGTTTATTCGAAGATTATAAATTCGATTATGTCTTTCATTTTGCAGCCTATGCTGCGGAAGGTCTTTCACCATTCATTCGCAGTTTCAATTATACCAATAATCTTGTTGCAACTGCTAAAGTTGTAAATGAATGTATCAAGCACGATGTAAAGAGAATTGTATTTACATCCTCACTTGCAGTTTATGGTGAAGGTACGCCACCTTTCAGCGAAACAGACCCATTGTTACCTATTGATCCATATGGTGTTGCCAAGATGGCATGCGAGCGCGATATTCAAATTGCGGGCGAGCAACATGGGTTAGATTGGTGCATTATTCGCCCACATAATGTTTATGGCGTTAATCAAAACATCTGGGACAAGTACCGTAACGTTCTTGGTATTTGGATGTGGCAACACTTGAATGGTATGCCAATGACTATCTTCGGTGATGGAACACAGAAGCGTGCATTCAGTTACATCGACGATTGTTTAGATGGATTGTGGAAAGCAGCCGTACAAGAAAACTGTTCACGTCAGATTATCAATCTTGGTGGAACTAAAGAATATTCTATTAAAGAAGCAAACGATATCCTGAAAGAAGTTATCGGTGGCGGGACAACTATTCATCTTGAACCGCGCCATGAGGTGAAATATTCACATCCAACGTATCAGAAATCCATAGATTTATTGGGTTACGAGGACAAAACATCTCTCCGCGAGGGGTTGACTTGTATGTGGGAATGGGCTAGAATACAACCTATGCGTGAAAGATTTATGTGGGATCAATACGAGATCGAAAAGGGCATTTATAGTTTCTGGAAGAAGCCGTGAAAATAGAATTTGTAATTCCAACTTATAACAGAAATTTACAATTGCTTGGTATGATGTCAAGCATATTCAGTCAAACTGTTTCAGATTGGAGTGTACATGTAATTGCTGACGCGCCGCATGAAGGGTTTGATGCAATTCAGAAAACATTTGCTGAAGACCCAAGTGTTCGTTTCAGCATTTTGAATGGTCCCCATAAAGATTGGGGACATACTGCGAGAAATTATGGAATCGAGCATGCTCGCGAAGAGTGGCTTGTTTTGACAAGTGACGATAACTACTACTTTCCAAATTTCGTAAAAGAATTTTTGTCAGTAGTTGATGAGAATACCAACTTTATCCATTGTGATTTTTTTCATAATCATTTCAATTGGGAGAAGCAAGAATCAAAAATCGAAATAAACAAAATTGACATTGGCAACTTTGCAACTAGAACTGTACATGCAAAAAATTTACGATTAGATAAATCTAAAATTAATGCTGACGGTTACTTCGCTATTGAGTATGTACAAAAGTTTTGCAATATGCCATATGTCGTAAAGAAAATAGACAAGGCGCTATACGTTCATAATTGATTTTAGCGCTGAATTCAATTCACTGCATAATGGAGGAAACTATCATGAATGCAGTACAAAATTTTGTCGATAAGTATCACGATTTTATTCTGAAAGTTGGTGGTTTATTTGCGTTTATGTTTCTTGTAATCTTTGTGCCTATGAATGCACATATGGATATGCAAGATAAATTAAATCGTCAAATGATGATCAATACCCGTCTTGCACAAGATTTAAACTATATGCAAAACGAGGTAGAATTTTTTCAACTTTCCTATGAAAAACAACAAGCACTTATGAAGGAAGTCGAATGTCTTGCAAAGAACATTTACTTCGAGGCTGGTGGTGAGCCGTATGCAGGAAAGGTTGCTGTTGCTGAAGTAACTCTGAATAGAGTTCGTAGTGGAGGTTATCCAAATACCGTATGTGGTGTTGTATATCAAAAGACTAAAGGGACTTGTCAGTTCAGTTGGGTTTGTGAAGGAAAGAGGCGAGTAAACATTCGCGCTGCAAGTTGGCGAGAGTCTATGAAGATTTCTCAAAATTTCCTCGTAGCAAAACGTGAAAGTGACATTGTGGGTAACGCTAAATTCTTTCACGCACACTATGTTGACCCTAACTGGTCGCGCACTAAAACTTTTGTGAAACGAATTGGTAATCACCTTTTCTATAACAACTAATTTATGAATGAAGAAAGTTTTGAGTTCCTACGAAAGAAAGTTGTTTCTTTTGTTTTTTATTATGTTGTAATTTTTCTGATCGTTTTCCCGTTGATCATGTACGGGATGTATAAACTGTTTCTGAAAGATAACATCGATAACTTGCTTGGAAAGAATTTTCAAGAAGAGCAAGCCATTTGCCTCGCAGACAATATTTACTATGAGGCAGTTGGTGAATCGCGAAAGGGGCAATTGGCTGTTGCGACAGTGACGATGAATCGAGTTGCGCATAAAAACTTCGCTAAAACCATTTGCGGTGTTGTGTATGAAAGAAAGACGACTTGCGAATTCAGTTGGGTATGCCAGAAAAAGTTTCGCGAGAGTCGAGTAGAAGATAAAGATTGGAAGCGCATCTATCAAATGTCGAAAGAAATTGTCTCAGGTGAACGAAATACTTTACCTGAACTCAAGAATGCGCTATACTATCATGCAGACTACGTTGAACCGTTCTGGGCTAAACATAAAAATAGAATCACTAAAATTGGCGCTCATATCTTTTATGAGTAAGGTGGGTATATGAAAATTGATGCTGAAATTAAACTAGACTTTTCTGATGTATTGCTTGTACCAAAGCAGTCAGATTTATATTCAAGGCAACAAGTTGATTTGGAAGTTGACTTCTTTGATTTGAATGTTGTGCCTGTCGTCGCAGCAAATATGGATGGCGTCGGTACGTTTGAAATGGCTATGGCGTTGAGTAAAGATAAAATTTTAACTGCTTTGAATAAGCATTATACTCTACAGTCGCTAATTGATTTCTATGATACTGAACGCGATGTTGCGCCTTATGCAATTTACTCTCTTGGTACTACTGATAGCGATTTGAGTAAGTTTGAAGAATTTCATAATTTTTGTATTGATAACGATATTCCTCATCCTCGCGCAGTTTGCATTGACGTAGCAAATGGTTACACAAGTAAGTTTGCAGACTTTGTTGGTGAGTTTGCTGAGAACTATCCAGAATATGGTTTGATTGCGGGCAACGTCGTAACACCAGAGGCAGTTGAATCATTGATTGAGTGTGGCGCAGATATCGTTAAGATCGGTATTGGTCCTGGTTCAGTTTGCACGACTCGTAAGATGACAGGTGTTGGTTATCCGCAATTGTCGGCAGTTCTTGAATGTTATGATGCTGCTGAATCTGCTCATGGAAGAATCATGTCTGATGGTGGTTGCACTTGTCCAGGAGACGTAGCAAAAGCGTTTGCCGCTGGTGCACACTTTGTTATGCTTGGTGGTATATTCGCGGGTCACGACGAAGGTCTAGATGGCGCGCAAAGAGAAATCGTAACAACTCTCGGCACAAAATCTGTTCGTTTCTATGGGATGGCTTCTAAAGCAGCACAGGAACTCTATAATGGTGGTGTTGCAGAATATCGCGCAAGCGAGGGGAAAGAAGTAATGATTCCTTATCGTGGAAAAGTATCAGATTCTGTAAAGAATCTTCTGGGTGGTGTTCGTTCAGCATGCACTTATGTTGGCGCTGAAGAACTTTATCAATTATATCATAAGGGTAAGTTCATTAAAGTAAATCGTATCATCAACGAAGTATTTGGACCAAGCTGAAATGGCAACACGCGAAGAGAAGAATAACTTCTGTATTATGATAGAGGAAATGGCGCAAAAGATGGACTTGACATTGATTGACGCTATCACACACTACTGCGAAGAAAGTGGGCTAGAGGTTGAAGTTGCTGCAACATTAGTAAACGAAAATTTAAAATCTAAGATTGCAGCAGAAGCAGAAACTCTGAGGTTTATTCAAAGAGGATCTAGATTGCCGTTATGAATGGCTACGATGCCTATGTGTGCTACAATTCAGTCAGACTTCATTTCATGAATGATGGGTTTGATTACTTTCAGTACAATGGTAAATCTAGAACTACGATTGAAACTTTTGATTTAAGAAAGGACAAATACTCCTTTCATAGAATTGCGAGGATGTATGATGAAGGCGAATTACCTTACTTCTACGCAGTCAATTTCTTTCACAAAGAGAATAACTGTATTAGCGAGTTGCGGAAAGATGAAGCGACGCAAACTTTTAAAGATTGGAGACGTTGG